CCCAGGTTGGCGCCGCTCAGGTCGGCGCCGCGCAGGTTGGCGCCGCTCAGGTCGGCGCCGCCCAGGTTGGCGCCGCTCAGGTCGGCGCCGCCCAGGTTGGCGCCGCGCAGGTTGGCGTCGCTCAGGTTGGCGCCGCGCAGGTTGGCGCCGCGCAGGTAGGCGCCGCTCGCAGTCGCGGCTTCGAGCGCATGCCGCATCTCCATACCGCTCTCGACGCCCTCGGGGACTTCGTAGGTGAACAGCACGCGAGACGAATCCCAGCGGCTGACGATTTGCACGGTGCGCTCGGCCATCTCGCCTCCTACCGGCCCCCGCTCGGCGAGCGTTTCTGGAACCGTTGGAGGCAATGTAATGCGTATCCGCCTAACATGCAAGGCGGATAAGCCTAAGACGTGACGCGCCGCTAGGACATTGTCGTTATGACAATGCCGGACGTTATTCCAATCCGTTCCGTACGCGCTGGGCGAGCTGGTCGTCGAGCGTGGCGAGCATGCCCCGGCTGAAGGTCGGGTTGCGGTGCGCCTCGCCGGCCGTGTTTGTGATGTACGCGCGGCGCTTGAGCATGGCCGCGAATGCGATGCCGATGATTTCGCCCTTGCGGGCCTCGGCGAGCAGCGTCTCCAGGCACTCGATGGTGTCGCGCGAGACGATGTCCTGTACCAGGACGAATGGCGGTTTCATTTCTTGGTGACCCTCCGCTTCGGAACCCCGTTCCCAATCCAACGGTCGCCTCCCACTGGGATGGCGCCTATCTGTCGCTGCATCTCCGTCAGCGATTCCTTCAGCCGCTCCGTGGCCGACGCCTCCAGCAGCATCGGTGGGTGCGCGGGCGCGAAGTCCGGAACCATGAGCTGCCAGCCGGCCAGGTGCCATCCCTTATCGTTCAGGGCATCCACGATGGCCGCGATCATGACCTCTGTGGGGCTAATGCTCCCGTTGACGATCCGGTTGACCGTGCTCTGTACGAGCCCGTACTTTGCCGAGAACCCGTTCACGGAAAGTCCCTCGAAGTCGCATAGCCGCTTGAGGTTCGCCCCGACAGTTCCGATAACGCGTTCCTTGCCCATCCGTGAATGATGCCGATCCGCCTTAGGCGGAAAAGCTTTGCAATCTAAGGCGGATGTGCCTAAGATGCGGGGCATGACACTATCCAGCATCGTTTCACGCCTCCAGGCTTGCCGGAACTCCGGTGCGTGGGAACGCATCGCGAAGCGGGCAGATGTCAACTACGGGACGATCTCGCGCATCGTCTGCGGCCGGCTTCAAAACCCGGGCGTCCTGACCTGCGAAAAGATCGAACGCGCGATGGATGCCGAGGGCATTCCGGTCGCTGCCCAATCCGCCGAGCCCGCTACCGCGGTGGCCGGGGAGGGGTAGATGCGCAGTCTCCTCGACGACGTGCTCGAAGGCCTCGCGGCCATCGTCATCGCTGGTGTTGCGCTGTGCATCGGCCTCGCGGTGTTGTGGGTCGTCTGCTACTTCGCTGGCGGGCTGTGGGTGTCTCTGCAGGCGCTGTGGCCGTTCGTCGAGGAGTGTTGCTGACATGGCTCATCGACCCAGGTCCAACCGTGCCGCCGCGGCCATGGCCACACGCACCTTCGCGCGCAGCCCGCTCGCATCGGCGCTCCATAGCTGCGCCTCGGCCCTCAGGTCGCGCGCGATCTCGTGCAGCAGTACGCAGACGCGAAACCGCGCCCACAGCGTGAGTGAGTCTTCCATTGGCCTCCTCCCTGGAGGTTCGTTCTGATGCCGGCCTCACTGTCGCTCACGGCTGAGGAAACCGCCAAGCAAGGAATCACGCTGGCGATGAAAGCTTTCGAAAGACCCGGAAAGCAGGTCGCGACCGCCAACGCGATGGGCGTCGCCGAGTCGACGATCTCCAAGCTGAAGAACGGCCCGATGGCCGAGGTAATCACGATGCTCGCCCACGGCGGCCTGAAGGTCGTTCCCTCGGACTACGAGACGCTCGACCCCCACGCGGCCGAATTCCTGAAGCGGCTGCACGCCAAGGTCACGCACCTGCAGCCCGATCTCCTCTGGAGGCCCGACGCACCATGAGCACATACACACCGGCGCCGGGCTCCGTCGCGGCGCGCGTCATTGAGTTCGTTCGCAAGCAGCCCCGCGGTTGGGTGCCGGCGATGCAGATCAAGTGCGAGCTCGGGATCGGCGACAAGATCGCCGCCGCGCTGGCCCCGGCGCTCCGACACGGGCTACTCGAAAGCCAAACCGCGGTGGGCCGCACGTACTACCGCCTGCCGTCGCCGAAGCGGGCGACGCACCGCTTCCAGCTCAATCCCGTCTGGCCGCCTGGCTTCGTTTCGAAGTGGGACGCCGTCGCGCGCGAAGCAGCGAACGCATCATGAGCAGCCATCGCCAACTCGGCGCCGAGATCATGGCGGCCCTCATGTGGGGGCCGAAGACCGTGCCGCAACTCGTGGAGCACGTCGGCGCGAAAGAGCGGAACGTGCGGCAGTGGGTCGACGTCCTCAAGCAGTCCGGCGTCGTCTACGTCCGCGAGGTTGCCCCTCGAAACGAGAAGGGCGGCGGGCGGCTTTACGCGGTGCAGTCGACGCCGTTCCATTTCGATGATGCTGGAGGTGAGGCATGACCCTCCTCCTGCGCCCGCGCGGCCGCGGAAATTGGGTTGTTGTCACCATGCGCCTTGACGGCGCGCGCGTCGAATCCCTGTTCGTGCAGCCGGGCCAGACCTTCTTCTTCGGCGGCCTGACCTGGCGGATCGTGAGCGTGCTGCCGTGAGCGACTACCCCGTCATCGATCCAGTCGTCCAGGACTTCAACGCGCGCTGCATGCTCTACGCGCTCCTGAAGTTGGACTGGCTCGAGGAGCACCCGGACGCCTCAGCCGACGAGGTCGAGGCCGCCATGCGCCGTATTGCACTGGAGCTGAATCTGTGAAGCGCCCCTCGTTTCAGTTCTACCCCGGCGACTGGCAGGTGAACAGCAACCTGCGTCGGTGCACCCACGCCGAGAAGGGCGCCTGGGTCGACGTCATGGTGCTGATGCACGATCAGGATGACGAGTACGGCGTGCTGCGCTGGCCGCTGAAAGAGATCGCGCAATCGATCGGGGCGCCGGTCGCGCTCCTGCGAGGGCTGGTTGCGAAGGGAGTTCTGAAGGGCAGCGACTCGGAACTCACCGAGGCCTACATCTACACGCCGCGCAGCGGGCGCAAGGATGGCGAGCCTGTCACCTTGATCGCACCCCAACCCGGGCCGGTCTGGTACTCCAGTCGCATGGTGAAGGACGAGTATGTCCGCACCATTCGAGGCGAAGCGTCGCGCTTTGGTGCGGACGATGGTGACGCACCAAAGGCTCAGTCAAAGCCCGCACCAAAGCCCCCCTTTGGTGACGGCTCTTCATCTTCATCTTCATCTTCGAAGAAGACTTCGTCTTCTGCGCGCGGGGCGCGGCGATGCCCGGACGATTTCGTCGTGGCCCCCGATCTGCGGGCCTGGGCAGCGGAGCACGCGCCGGGGCTCGACCTTGAGCGCGAGACATCGAAGTTCCGAGACTACACCTTCTCCTCGGCACGGACGGACTGGTCTGCCACGTGGCGGAACTGGATCCGTGAGGCTTACGACCGCCGCGGCAACCGCATGCCGATGACGCAGGGCGACGTCTTCGCGGGGGCCCGATGATCGGCCACGAACCCCTCATCGCCATGCGCCGCAAGGGCAGGGTGCCTCAGCGCGTCTACGTCGAGACCCGAGCCTGCCTCGATCGCCGACTGGCGCGCGAGTGGCCCGAGGTTAGCCCGCAATCGGCCTTCGTCCTCGTCGATCCCGAGGAGTCCGTCGTACGCCTCGACCTGCGCTGCCTCGTGGGGCTGCCGGTGGAGGTCGACGGGCTGGACAGCCAGCGCGTGCACGAGGTCTTCGCGGCCTGCGTGAAGGCCGGAGCTTCCCGCGTCATCGGCAGCACCTACCGCATGCGCGGGGAGTGCGCCCAGACCTTCGAAACCCTGGACTCGGAAGGGGCCCTCACATGGCACGAGTGATCGACCACGACGACATCGACTGGGGCGCCTACGAGGCGCAGACCGAGCTGCGGGTCAAGGTGCGGCCGGCGTCGATTTTCGCGGACGACCTCGTCGCCCACTTCGCGCCGAAGAAGCCGAACTTCCGGCGGGCCCGGATGACGTCGACGAAGCTGCGCACATGCCTGGACTTCCGCCCGAAGGAGGCGACGGTCTGGGCCGGCTACAACGGGCACCGGAAGTCGATGCTGCTCGGGCAGGTCGTCCTCGACCTCTGCGCCATGGGCGAGCGCGTGCTCTCCGCATCGTTCGAAATGGATCCGAGCGAGGACCTCGCCCGCAAGGCGCGGCAATGCTTCGCGACCTCCTGCCCGAGCGAGCGGCAGCTGCGCGCCTTCTCGCAGTGGACGGACGACCGGTTGTGGATGTTCGACCACCGCGGCCGGATCAAGCCGAGCCAGACGCTGACGCTCGCGCGCTTCTTCGCCGAGGAGTTGCAGGGCCAGCACCTGGTGATCGACTCGATGATGATGGTCTGCGCGAGCGAGGAAAGCCTCGACGAGCAGAAGCAGTTCATGACCGACCTGGTGCGTGTCGCGCTCGAGACGGGCCTGCATATCCACCTCGTGGCGCACTGCAAGAAGCCCCTCGACGAGGGCAAGCCGCCGACGAAGTACGACATCCGCGGCTCCGCGGCCATCGCCGACCAGGCGCAGAACATCGTCATGGTCTGGGCCAACCGCGCGAAGAAGGCAGGCCTGGAGGCCAACCCGCACGACGAGGCGCTGCTCGCGAAGCCCGACGCCCTCGTGTGCATCGAGAAGCAACGCAACGGCCAGTTCGAGGGGAAGCTGGCGCTGTGGTGCGACGAGGCCAGCTTCCGATTCACCGACGAGCGCACCACGCCGCTCGAACCCTACCCCATCGAAATCTGAGAGGTGCGTATGAGCGACCGCTACCTTCCTGCCAGCACGAATTGCGGCAATCCATGCGGCAGCGGCCCCCGCGAGGGAGCTCATGTCGGCGCTCGGATCGGATGTGTCGGATCCACCACCGACACCGGCAACCCGCAGACCCCGGCCGTGACGAAACCAGACGTTTCCCCGCGCGCGCACGTTTGGCCGGCCTACATCGGCATCGACCCCGGCCTCACCGGCGCGATCGCGCTCGTGAGCCACGGCCTCCTCGAAGTCGAAGACATCCCGGTGTGCGCGAGCGGGCAGGGCGGCTCGATGGGCAAGCACGTCGACGCGCGCAATCTCGCCGCGCTGCTGCGCGAGTGGTCCGCCCGGCACGGCTTCGCGATGCGCTGTGTGCGTGCTGTCCTCGAGCGGCCGATCCCCAACGCCACGCGGCCCGGCGGCAGGACCGCCCCGGCCGTGACCATCGCACAGCAGTTCGAGACGTACGGCGCCATCCGCGGCGTGCTGGCCACGCTGGGCATCGAGGCGCACTTCGTCACCCCGCAGGGGTGGAAAAAGGGGTTCGGCCTGAAGGGCGGCGACAACGCGAAGGTTGAGGCGCGCCGCTGCGCCATGCGCCTATACGAGCGCGCCACGCCGCAACTCTCGCGCGTGAAGGATCACAACCGCGCGGAGTCGATCCTCATCGCGCACTACGGCGAAGGAGAGCTGTCGTGAACTGCAAGAAGGGCGACATCGCCATGTACGTGGGCACCGAGTACCCGCACGCGCAGGGGCAGGTGTTCCGGTGTCTCAGCTGGATCACCGATCTCCAGGGCCGGTCAGGCTGGATGACCGATCCGCCGCCACCCGTCAAGGGCATGCGCGGCTTCGCTGATGCCGTGCTGCGGCCGATCCGCGATCCGGGCAACGATGCCGTCGACGAGATGGTGCAGCGCTGCGCCACGCCGCCGAGGGCGCTCCCGGCTCCGACCGAGACATGGAAGCACGACAGCTTCAACGGCTGGAGGCGCGCGCAATGACCTGCGAAGCCTGCGAAGCCGCCCACCGCAAGGTCTGGCACATCTTCCACGCCGGCTGCAAGGGCTGCGCGGCCCGCGCCGTCGTCCGCGGGCAGAACTACGACGAGTCCATGAGGCAGAACCGCCAGACCTGGCGTTACCGCGCGGAGCTCCAGATGCACGGCCTCACGCACGAGGACGTCAAGGCCGAGGCCGCGCTCGATGTCCTCCACCAAGCCGAAAGGGCCACGACATGAACACGAAGGAACTCTCACGCCTTTGCGCCCTGGATCAGCAGGTGACGCACCTACGCTATCTCCTGGAACAAGTCGACGTTTTCGTGGACGGCTCCGCCAATAGCTTCTCGCTCCGGCCGTTCGCGCCAGGGTCGGTCTTCAAGCCCGAGACGATCAAGCAGGTCAAGGCCCTCCTGAAGCGCGACATCGAGGAACGCCTCGGCCCGGCGCAGCAGGAATTCGAGCGCGCTTGAACAGGAGCCACGACATGAGCCTGGTTCGTTGGGATGAACTCTCCCCGGCGCGCCGCGCCGAGATCAACACCAGTTGCCTCGCCTGCTGCGGCATCAGCGCGGACGACCTCCACGCGATGGTGCGCGGCATGGGCGGCAACCCCGATGCGCAGTTGTTCGAGGCGAAGGCGTACAACCCCGACGACCCCGCAAGCGCGCCGTGGGCTGACGCCAAGATCATCGGCACCATCGTGGCGATCGTGGCCGTCATCTTCGCGCTGGCGGCCGACGGTTGCTTCCACATCGCCGGGGACGTGGGGCGCATGGTCAGCAACGTGCTCGGGTGGTTCGCGAGGTGACAGCCATGTGGGCCTTCATGCAGGCTTTCGCGATCATCCCGCCGCAGCCGCGCAGCCTCGTCACGCTCGTGGCGCGCGCGCTGCCCGACGAACGCGTCAAGGCCATCGCCGAGTGCAAGGGCAGGGAGAGCTCGCGCACCTGCGCCAAGCGCTACGGCATCGCCCACACCACCGTCATCCGCATCTGGAACGGCGAGCTCCACGCCGCCCCAAGGCGCGCGAACTGGATCCGCATCTCGGATGACACCGTCGAAGAGATCCGCGTCCGCCACGAGGAGGCCGGCTGGAGCTACGACCAGCTCTCGAAGTTCTACGGCCTGCCCAAGGCAACCATCCAGGCGCTTTGCAAGTACAGGAGACGTTGATGGATCACTACGACACCCTCGGCGTGCCGCACGATGCGGACGACGCTGCGATCAAGAAGGGCTTCCGAAAGGCGGCCAGCGCCGCGCACCCCGACCGCGAAGGCGGCGATCCCGCAGCCATGCAGCGCGTGAACCGCGCCTACCAGGTTCTCAGCGACCCGAACCGCCGCGCGCAGTACGACGCCAGTGGCGACGACACCGAGCAGAAGCCCGAGGTCGACCAGGCGCGCGACATGGCGCTCGAGGTGCTGAAGGCTGCCATGCAACAGGAGGGCGACGTCATCCGCTTCGCGCGCGGCCTGCTCGTGGAGCACCGCGCCAAGATGGTGGCTGCCGTCCGTGACGCCGCCCTGCGCGTGGCCAAGCTGCAGCAGCGCCGCGGCCGCATCAAGACGCGGGACGGCGCGACGAACCTCGCCCACCTGCTGATCGACGAGGCGATCGGGCAACTGAACGCCGGCATCGCGAAGGCCGAGGAACAGCAGCGGCTCGTCCCCAAGGCGCTGATCCTGATCGATGCGCACGAGAGCGAGGAGCAGGAGGAGATCAGGCCGCACATGCAGTTTTTCAGATCGCAGGGCTTTACGAGCGCGACGGGAGCATGGTGATGGACATCGCAGAACAGACCGCCCGCCTGATGTTCCCCGAGGAACTGCGGATCCCGGGCAACGCCGGCTACCAGCTCTGGTGCATGGCACAGGAGCGCCGCTTCCACGAGCAGGGCCCCGCGCGGCTCAACCCGATCATCGCGTGGGCCGTCGCCGCCAATGGCGGGCGCTACATCGCCTGCGCACGGGGGCGGTGATGGCCAAGCTCGGGCGCCCGACCAATTACACGCCGGAGATCGCTGCGGCCCTCCTCGCTGGCCTGGAGGAGGGCAAGAGCCTGAGCGAGATCTGCAGGAAGACAGGGATGCCGGGGCGTTCCACCGTCCACCGCTGGCTGACCGAGCCCCAGCACGCAGAGTTCCGGGACAGATACGCGCGTTCCCGGGACATCGGGCTGGACGTCATGGCCGATCAGCTGCTCAAGATCGCGAGCACTCCGAAGGTGGGCAAGACGAAGAAGACCACGCCGAACGGCGTTGAGATCACCGAGGGCGACATGGTCGCGCACCGCCGCCTGATGGTCGACACGATGAAGTGGTACCTCTCGAAGCTGGCACCGCGCCGCTACGGCGACCGCCTCGAGCTCGCTGGCAGCGTCGCCTTCGACCGGGCGGGAGCCCTGAAGCGCGCTCGTGACCGCTCGAAGACAGGCGAAGGCGAGGGCGGCCCCGAGTGACCGACGACGAGCAACTCACCGAGGACGTTGCCCAGTTCCACGCCGACCCGCTCGGGTTCGTCCTGTATGCCTTCCCGTGGGGCGAGCCCGGCACCGAGCTGGAGAAATGGAAGGGCCCGCGCGCCTGGCAGCGAGAGACGCTGGAGCTGATCGGCGAGCTGATCCGGTCCGGCTTCAGCCTCGAGAATGCCATCCAGATCGCCACCGCCTCAGGGCACGGCATCGGAAAGTCAGCGCTCGTTTCGATGGCCATCATGTGGGCCATGAGCACGCGCGAGGACACGCGCGGCGTGGTGACGGCCAACACCATGAGCCAGCTGGTCACGAAGACTTGGCCCGAGCTCGCGAAGTGGCATCGGCTGTGCCTCACCCGGGACTGGTTCGAATTCACAGCCAGCGCGCTCTACTCGCGGCAGCCTGGCCACGAGAAGACCTGGCGCATCGATGCGATCGCTTGGAACCTGAAGAACACCGAGGCCTTCGCCGGCCTACACAACGAGGGAAAGCGCATCCTCGTCGTCTTCGACGAGGCCTCGGCCATCCCTGACCCAATCTGGGAGGTGACCGAGGGCGCGCTGACGGACGCGGACACCGAGATCATCTGGCTCGCCTTCGGCAACCCGACCCGCAACACCGGGCGCTTCTTCGAGGCGTTCGGCCGGCTGAGGCACCGCTGGAAGACGCGGCAGATCGACAGTCGGACGGTGGAGGGCACGAACGCGAAGCAGATCGCGAAGTGGCTCGCCGACTACGGCGAGATCAGCGACTGGTTCAAGGTGCGCGTGCGCGGCATCTTCCCGAACGCCTCCAGCCTGCAGTTCATCGCGCGCGACATCGTCGATCGCGCCATGGGCCGGGTAGCCAACACCACGAGCTGGGCGCGCCGCGTGGCCGCCGTGGGCGTCGACGTCGCGCGCTTCGGGGATGACGAGTCGGTGATTGCGACCCGGGTGGGCCGTGACGCGAAGAGCATCCCGATGAAGCGCTTCCGCGGGCTGGACACGATGCAATTCGCGAGCCGCGTGGGCGAGCACGTCAACGAGTTGCGCCTGCTCGGTCTGAAGGTCGTCCTATTCATCGACGGCGGCGGCGTTGGCGGCGGCGTGGTCGACCGGCTGCGCCAGTTGAACTTCGATCCGATCGAAGTGCAGTTCGGCGGCAAGGCCAACGACGAGCGCAAGTACGCGAACAAGCGCGCCGAGATCTGGGGCAAGTTGAAGGAGTGGCTGCCGACGGGGCACATCCCTAGCGACGAGGCGCTGGCCGCCGACCTCACGAGCGTCGAGTACGGCTTCAACGTCCACGATCAGATCCTGCTCGAGTCGAAGAAGGCGATGAAGCTGCGTGGCCTGGCGAGCCCGGATGCGGCCGACGCCCTGGCTGTCACCTTCGCTCAGGACGTGCCGGAGTTCACCGACGTGGGGACTGGAGTCAGCGCCGGTCCGCGGCGCGAGTACGACCCGTTCGCGCTCGGCGCAGTATGCGGCGCACCGCCGAGGATTCCTAGCATGCGGGCGCAATGCTCGCTCCTACCCTCACGATCGCCGAAGAGCCGATCTCCGACATCATCGAGACGGAGCTTTGGCCGCTGCTCGTGGAGCACCGCGAGGAGCTCACCACGAACAAGCGGCTCATGGAGCTCGCGCCCGACGTGGCGCGCTACCGCGATGCCGAAGCCGCCGGCGCTGTCCTTGCCCTGATCGCACGCGAGGGTGGCCGCATCGTCGGCTACTCGGTCAACTTCGTCACGCCGCACATCCACTACATGCGGATGACGATCGCGGCCAACGACGTGCTCTACGTCGACCGCGACCACCGCGCCCGGCTGGGCCTGCGCCTGATCCGCGCCACCGAGGAAGCGGCCCGCGCACGCGGCGCCAACCTCATGGCTTGGCACGCCAAGCCCGACACCCACCTCGAGGCGATCCTGCGACGGCGCGAGTACCGCGTGCAGGACGTCATCTTCACCCGCGAGCTCTGACCATGGGCATTTCTGCGTACGTCGCCGGCGGCCTCCTCGGCGGCCTGCTCCTCGGCCAGATGACCAGCAAGCCTGGGAAGTCCCCGCAGATGCAGGCCGCGGCGCCGCCACCGCTGCCCGCGGCGCAGACGGCCAAGACGCCTGATGCCTCAGCCGTCGCACAGGGGTTGGCAGGCACCGGCCAGGCCGGCGGCACGCCGGGCGTGGCGCAGACCTTCCTCACCGGCCCGGGCGGCATCGATCCCTCGCTGCTGCAGCTCGGGAAGACCACGCTGCTGGGGGGCTGAGTGTCCGTCTCCCTGCCCGCCTCGGCCTACGGCCGCCTCACACGCAACGACTGCGAGAGGCGCCACCAGGACCTGAAGACCGAGCGCTCCTCGTGGATCTCGCAGTACCGCGAGATCTCGACCTATCTGCTCCCGCGCAACGGCCGCTACATCCTGCAGGATCGCAACCGCGGCGACCGGCGACACAACGCCATCTTCGACAGCACCGGCAGCGGCGCACTCGACACGCTGGCCGCGGGCCTCATGTCCGGCATGACGAGCCCGGCCCGACCCTGGCTGCGCTTCATCACGACCGATCGCAACCTGATGAAGTCGCACGCCGTGAAGGTCTGGCTCAAGGAGTGCGCCGACGTCGTGTTGCTGATCTTCGCCAAGGGCAACACCTACCGCGCGCTGCACCAGATCTACACGGAAGAGGGCGCCTTCGGCACGGGTGCCACGCTGTGCCTGGACGACTTCAAGAGCGTGATGTGGCACTACCCACTCACCGTGGGCGAGTACACCATCGCGCAGAACTGGCGCGGCGAGGTCGACACGCTGTACCGCGAGCTCGAGAAGCCCGTGGGCTCCGTCGTGCGTGAGTTCGGGCTGGAGAACTGCTCGGACACGGTCAAGTCGCTGTACAACCGCGGCGTCCTGGATTCCTGGGTGCCGATCGTGCACGTGATCGAACCGCGCGCCGACCGGGATCCGACGAAGCGCGACCCGAAGAACATGGCCTGGGCCTCGTGCTACTTCGAGGCCGGCACGAACCGGGACAACAAGTTCCTGCGCGAGAGCGGCTACAACGAGTTCCCCGCGTTCGTCCCGCGCTGGAACGTGATCGGCGGCGACATCTACGGCAACGGCCCGGGCATGAAGGTGCTCGGCGACATCAAGGGCCTGCAGCAGCAGCAGCTGCGCAAGGCGCATGGCATCGACCAGCTCACGCGGCCGGCGGTCGTCCTGCCCGCCTCGATGAAGAACAGCGAGGTCGACACGCTGCCGGGTGGCGTCTCGTACATGGAAGGCCAGGCGCAGGCGCACAACCTGTACGACGTCAGGATCGACCTGAACCACCTGACGATGTCCATCCAGGACGTTCGGCAGTTGATCCGAGAAGGCTTCTACGCCGACCTCTTCCTGATGATCGCTAACGCCGATCCGAAGATGACGGCCACCGAGGTCGCGGCGCGGCAAGAAGAAAAGATGATGATGCTCGGCCCGGTGGTCGAGCGCAACGCCGACGAGCTCCTCAACCCGCTCGTTCGCACGACGTTCCACCGCGCGATGGCCGCCGGCCTCCTGCCACCTCCGCCTCCGGAGATGCACGGCCAGGCCTTCGACGTCGAGTACATCAGCGTGCTCGCGCAGGCGCAGCGCGCCATCAGCACCAACTCGATCGACCGCCTCGTGGCGCAAATGTTCACGGTGGTGGCCCCGGTCAAGCCCGAGGTGCTCGATCGCTTCGATCCCGACCAGTGGGCCGAGATCTACAGCGACGCCCTCGGCGTCGACCCCAACCTGATCGTCCCCGCGCAGGCCGCGGCGCTCGTGCGCAAGCAGCGCGCGCAAGCGCAGGCCGAAGCGCAGCAGGCGCAGGTCAACAACCTGCGCGCCGACACCGCCCAGAAGCTCGCCACGGCGCCCACCGCCGGCGGCGGCAGCACGGTGCTGCAAGACCTCACGAACCAGTTTTCCGGCTACGGATCGCCGTCCCCCCTCGAGGCGGCGCAATGAAAGGCTGACCCATGAGCGCTTTCCAGCAAGACCGACACGGCCGCCTGTACGATCCCATCACGGGCTCGATCGTCGGCGCCATGGATGCGAACGGCAACGAGCAGTTCACCGCTGCCGCGGTCGGCACGATCGCCCAGATGCTCGCGACGACCCCGGCCGCCGGCGCGATGTTCCGCACGACCGACACCTTCCAGGTGAACGGCGTCGTGAACCCGGTTGGCAACGAGTGGGTCTACGACGGCACGCAGTGGCGCCCGCGCGGCAACCAGCGGATCGTGGCGCACACGTCCATCATCACCGGGGCGCTGCAGACCGCGGAGCAGGTCATCAAGACCATCACGCTGCCGGTCGGCATCCTGTACCTGCAGCGGTTCCGCATCGACTTCGCCTTCGGCAAGACCGGGACAACGGACGCGGCCAACCTGGCATCCCTGCGACTGGGCACGGCGGGCACGACGGCCGACGCGCAGATCGTGGCCTCCGCGGCCTCGATCCTGGTGGCCGGCAAGCGCTCGATCGGCGTCAGCATCAACTTCGAGTCGGTGAGCACGACGAGCCTGCAGCGCCGCGGCACGGCGGGCCAGTTGGACAACGGCAGCTTCATCGCGTCGTCCACGGCCACCGCCCTGCAGGCGGCGACCGCGGTGTCGAACATGCTCACCAGCGCGCTGAAGCTCTCGGTGACGATGGGCATGGCCACGGCAGCGACCGACAGCCCGCAGGCCGGCGAGATCTTCGTCACCATCGAGCCCTGACCCGAGGAGCCAGGTCGTGGGCTACCGCATCGGTAACGGGTCGAACCTCTACGACGAGGTCACCGGCAACCTCGTCGGCTTCATCGACGAGAACGGCCGGGAGCAGCTCCTGCAGGCCTCCGTCAGCGGCGTCACGCAGCAGCAGCTCGATGACCTCGCGGGCGTGGTCGACACGCAGGCGACGTCCATCACGTCCTTGGCTGCGACAGTGGCCGCGCAGGCCACGACGATCTCCACCCTGAACAGCACCGTCTCCGCGCAGGCGACCACGATCACCGCGCTGCAGGCGAGCGTGACATCCCTCACCAGCAGCGTGGCGTCGCTCACGAGCTCGGTGGCGGCCGTGCCCGTCCTCATCGACAACACGCTCTCCGCCGTGGTGCCTTTCACGTACCTGCTGAACGCCGTGAGCGTCGCGGGTCGCGGGCCTTCGTACACCTGGCCGGGCGGCCTCGCAGCCTTCCACGTCTCCTGTTCGTCGTGGGCCGGGGCCATCGTCACCCTGCAGAAGTCGACCGATGGCGGCGCTCACTGGACGACCCTGACCGGGCCGAAGTCCTCCTTCGGCGCGGATGGCGAGGGCGAGGTGAGCGACATCGTGACCGGGGCCCTCGTCTCCGCACTCGTCACCGGCGCGCCCGGCGCAGCCATCACCGCATATCTGGAAGGCTGAAGCCGTGGGATACAACACGAACGCGATCTCCGGACTGTCGACGGTCCGGCCGATCATCCTGAACGGCAACACGTCGAATTGGGACATCCAGTACCCACTCGGGACGAGCCTGCGCACTGGCGGCCGGGCCCCGTGGGGCTACAACCTCGGCATCTACCAGTACTACTCGGTCAGCGAGGCGCCGGCGTTCGCTGCGCAGATGCAATCCGAGGGCGTGACGATCGTCCGCCTCATCTTCCGGTGGTCGGGATCCCCCGCGAAGAAGGTCGGCGACAGCCGCAGCATCTGGTCGCCTCCCGGGACGTATGCGGGCGTGGCTGACCTGTGCTTCAACATGACGAACCCGAGCAACTTCGTGAAGTGGCAGGTGTTCGCGCAGGAGTTCGCGAAGCTCGGGATCTGGGTCGTGCTGGCCCTCGAGGGCGACATCCTCCAGAGCGGGACGCAGTCCACGGCATGGGACGGCTCCAGTTTCCACGCGGACTCCATCTCCCCCGACGGGGTCTACGACCGCGCGCTCACGCTCGTGCAGCCGGGCGAGACGATCCCCGGCGGCCTCGCGGATTGGGGCTTGGCCGGCGGCTACAACGTCTTCACCAGTCCGTTCCTGTTCAAGATTCAGCGCGAGCGCGCGAAGATGATCGCGCGCTGGGCGCGCTCGGTGGACTACATCTGGGCGCTCGAGGTGCTGTCCGAGCCGCTTCCCCCGTCCGGCACGATCTCCACGGCGCTGAATGGCCGCACGCTGGGTTCCGGCAGCAAGTACTACATCTACCCCAGCACGGGCAACGACGGCGTCTACGGGCCGGAGTGGACTTTCCGCGCGAACAACACGCTCGCGAACTCCTTCTTTGGCGGCTCGCCTAGCCCGGGCGCTCCGAACGGCTGCCTCTCCATCGAGGAGTACGCACGGATCATCACGGCCGACGTGCGGGCGATCGCGCCGAACATGAAGTTCATGTACGGCGGCCGGAGCGGCTACAACCTCGACCCCGAGTGCCAGGAGACCATCACCGCGCTGTCGGATCCGACGGGCCTCGGCGGGAACCTGGTGGCGCAGAACATCGCCATGTTCACGTGGGATCGGCTCGGGAGCGGCACGAACCAGGTCGCGAAGTCGACCTCCATCGCGCTGCAGGCCGCCGTGATGAACGCGCCGTTCTTCGTGCAGCAGCTCGGCGAGCGCGTCAGCACGGACGGCTCGAAGGATCCGGGCGACCCGAACACGTACGGCCTTCGGGGCAGCATCCGCACGCTCAAGGCCTTCGGCTACGGCGGCACGATCTGGGATCGCCGCAGCGCTAATGCGACCGGCTACGGGACGGAGTCGGCGAACAACGACGGTGACGCCGACGGCGCGGGCGGCACCTACACGATGAACACGACGCGCCAGTCCGGCCTGGCGCAGGCCTTCGGCGAGCGGCTCGAGGCGCTGCGCACGGCGGCCCACAACGTTGCCACGGCGAACAACGGCGCGCTCTTCTACGTCAAGCCGGACCAGACGAACATCACGAAGACGGTCGTCGGCGGCATCGGCAGCGACACGCTCCTCACGATCAACCCGGTGATCGACCCGCTGGGGCTGGGGATCGTCGGCACCGCGGTGGGAACGATCACCATCGACTACTCGCAGCCCGATGGCGCCGGTGGCTCGTACCTGCCGGACAAGCAACCGGTGCTGCGCTCGGATGGTTCCGCCGGGAACTACATCACGTTCAACATGAGCTACTTCGGCTCGCCGGGGAACAACAACTCCGGGACGGGCAGCGGCGACGAGAACATGACCGTCATCGTCGCGGGCACCCCGAGCAACCTCGCGCAGCAGCAGACGTTCATCTGCCTCGGCAACGTGGGCACGACGGTGCGCTACCCGCAGATCGTGTCCTCGGCCAGCCACCTGATCATCGGCAAGGTGATCGGCGACACCGCGGGCGTCACGCTCAACGCGCTGAACACGTCCACGAGCACTGGGAAGGTGCCCATCGTCGCCTCGCTCCGGAAGTCCGGCAACCATCCGTCGACGGCCGTCACGATGTGGGTGAACGGCATCGACGACACCGCGCCGGCCCCGGGCGGCATCGGCACGGGCGAGAACGTCTCAGGCACCGGCAACACGCTGACCGGGCAGACTGTGAGCACGATCGCCACCCTCGCGCGCCTGCGCATCTTCGGCACGAGCAACACGGGCGACTACAAGGGAACGATCGCCGGCTGGTTCATCTGTCGCAACGCGCTGTCCGACGAGGACGTCCGCGTCATCGGCCGCTTCTTCGCTGCGCTCATGGCCGGTCCGTACAAGGCCTGAAGGTATGCGGCGCACCGGGACTCGCTTCTAGAGTCCCCCGCGTGGAACACGACCCCACCGATATAGCCCTCGACGACGAGGCGCGTGCGCTGGCCGCCAAGAAGGCGGAGCTCGCGCGTCAGACCGCGATCGGCGACCTGAAGTGGGTCATGTCGAACAAGAGGGGTCGTCGCTTCGTCTTCGACCGCCTCGAGCAAGCCGGCGTCTTCCGACTGTCCTTCAGCCCCGACCCGTACGTGACTGCCTTCAACGAGGGCAAGCGCAACGACGGACTCAGGCTCTTGGCCCAGCTTCACGACCACGCCCCCGAGAGCTACGCCCTCATGCTGAGCGACCACCATGCCCGATCAAGCGACAACTGAAGCTCCCGCGTCCACGCCCGCCGCGCCTCCCGCGTCGCCGGCACCAGCGCCTGCGCCCGCAGAGTCGCCCGCTCCATCACCTGCTGATGCGCCCGCTTCCGCTCCGAGCCCCGCTGCCGCGCCGGCTCCGAAGCCCGAAGGCGCGCCCGAGAAGTACGACTTCTCAGCGCCCGAAGGCTCCCAGGCGTTCGATGAACACGTCCTCGGCGCCTACGGCGAAGTGGCGAAGTCATTGAACCTGACGCAGGCGCAAGCGCAGTCCGTCCTCGACAAGGTGGCCCCGGTCATCCGCGAGCGGCAGATGGAGCAAGTCAAGGCGGCCTACGCAGAGATCGGCGGCATGCCCGACACGTGGGAAGCGCAGACCAAGGCGGACAAGGAGATCGGCGGCGACAAGCTGGCCGAGAACCTCGCCCTCGCCACGAAGGTGCGCGACCTCGGTGGTCCGGAGCTCGTGAAGGTTCTCAACGTCTCGGGCATGGGCAACCACCCGGCGGTCATCAAAGCCTTCGTGAAGTTCGGCCGGATGCTCAGTGAAGACACGTTCGTCGCCGGCAGCGGTGGTGCGCAGAAAGCGCCGCACCAGCCTGGCGATCGCCTCTACGGCAAGAAGTCCTGAACACCTGATTTCAACGGAGAAGCCACATGGCAGTCCTCGGTCAAAACGGCAAGGTCACCTTGCTGGACATCGCTCAAGCTACCGACCCCGATGGCAGCATCTCGGAGGTCGCGGAACTCCTCACGCAGACCAACGAGATCCTCCTCGACCTGCCCTGGTTCGAGGGCAACCTCACCACGGGCATGCAGGCCTCGATCCGCACCGGCCTGCCCACGCCGATCTGGCGCTCGTTCTACCAAGGTACGCCGCCCAGCAAGTCGCTGCGCGCCAAGATCACCGACACCTGCGGCATGCTCGAAGACCGCTCCGAGGTCGACGAGGAGGAGGCCAACCTCAACGGCAACAGCAACGCCTTCCGCCTGTCGGAGGCTACGGCGCACATCGAAGGCATGAATCAGACCTTCTCGCAGGCGCTGTTCTACGGCAATGCCGCGACCAACCCCGAGCGCTTCAACGGCCTGGCGCTTCGCTACAACACGGTGAACACGTCGAACTCGCAGCTCGCGAACAACGTGATCGACGCCGGCGGCACGGGCTCCGACAACACCAGCGTCTGGCTGGTGGTCTGGGGCCGCCAGACCTGCATGGGCATCTACCCCAAGGGAATGAAGGCGGGCCTGGAGCACCAGGATCTCGGCAAGATCGACGCGTTCGATGCGAACAACAACCGGTTCCGCGCGTACGCCGACCTCTGGCGCTGGAAGTGTGGCCTGCACGTCAAGGATTGGCGCTACGTCGTGCGCATCGCCAACGTCGACGTCTCCGACCTGCTGGCCCTGACCGGCACGCAGGCGCTGACGGCCTCGACCAGCCTCATCAAGCTCCTGGCCAAAGCCGGCGCGCGCATCCCGCACCGCGGCATGGGCAAGGCGGTGTTCTACGCGCACCGCACGGTCAAGGAGATGCTGTCGATCGCCGCGATGGAGAAGTCGCAGCAGGTGCTCTCCGTCCAGGACGGCCTGAAGCAGTTCGGCGACGTGGGCATCGAGGTGCGGGAGCTGTCGTTCCTCGGCACCCCGATCCGCACGTGCGACCAGCTCTCGGTCGCCGAGGCGCAGCTGACCTGAGCCCGAGCAGAACCACCAGGAGCACACCATGCTGCAAGACGTCAATTCCATCTTCTCGGGCGCCATCGCTGCCAGCGGCTCGCGCAGCGCGCAGGCGATCACCGCAACCGCGGTTTCTACCAACGTCATGGACACGCGACAGAGCGGTCTGCCGGCGCTGGTCGACTTCGGCGTGGGCTACCCCACGCCGTGGCTGATCGTGAACATCGTCCAGGCGTTCAACACGCTCACCTCGCTGCAGATCGACCTCGTGTCGGACTCGAACTCCAACCTGTCGACCTCCCCGGTCACGCACTTCAGCAAGACCGTCTTGCTCGCCGGCCTCACCGCCGGCGCGCAGGTCGTGCGGGTGCAGCTGCCGTCGGACAACTACAAGGAGTTCCTCGGCGTGAAGTACACGGTCAACGGCTCGAACCCGAGCCAGGGCTCCGTGCTCGCGTTCCTCACGGTCGACCCGCAGCAGAACGTCGGCTACCCGTCCGGCTTCACCGTCGGCTGAGGACTGAGCCATGCGCACGATGGTCAATGTCATCGCGACGGGTCAGGGCTGGGATGGCATCGCCATCCGCGAGCCGGGCGAGGAGTTCCAGATGCCCGAGGGGGCCACGGGATCCTGGTTCGAGCCGCTGGACGACGACGCGCGCCGCAAGCCCAAGCCGGTTGCGAAGTCCGTGATCCGCAAGCCCAAGCTCGCCGATCCGCCGGGAGGCGACGGCACGGGCAGCGAGGCCTGAGAAACCACGCCGGGGCTCTCGAAGCCCCGGTTTCGCATCTGGAGCATCGTCGTGGCATCCGAAGTCGACATCGCAAACCTGGCCCTCTCGTACCTCGGGGACGTGGCGAACGTCTCGTCGATCTCGCCACCGGACGGCAGCGCTCAGGCGGTCTACTGCTCGCGCTTCTACCCGGTGGCGCGCGACGCGCTGCTCGAGCTGCATGACTGGAACTTCGCGTCGCGGCGCGCGGCGTTGCCCCTCCTCGGGGATGCCACGACGCAGACCGGCCAGTGGTGCAACCAGTGGATCTACACCTACGGCGTGCCGGCCGGCATGCTCTGCGCGCGCAAGGTGATCGCCAACACGGCGCCCGACGACTGGAGCGTGCCGCTTCCGCCTTCGGGCTGCGACTTCGCGGCCCCCGGGGCCGCACCGGCGCCAGGTCAGGGCCTGTACACCCCGCAGAAGTTCATCGTCGAGACCGTGGACAACGGCACTCTCGTCATCCGCACGAACATGCCGGACGCGGCGCTGCTCTACACCGTCAGGATCACCGACCCGACGAAGTTCTCCCCTCTGTTTTCGGAGACCCTGAGCTACTACCTCTCGTCGCGCCTGGCGGGCCCGATCCTGAAGGGCGACGTCGGGCGCGCGGTGGGCAAGGATCTGCTCGGCACCGCGATGGCGCTGCTCGCGCGCGCGGCCACGTCGGACGCCAAGCAACGCCGCGTCGACATCGCGCAGGCCGTGCCCTGGATGGTGGGGCGCTGACATGACGGTCATCGCGTGGGACGGGAAGACGTTGGCCGCAGACAAGCTGTCCACGGACGGAACATCGCGGCGCACCGTCACAAAGATCCACCGCCTGTCGAATGGCGCGGTGCTCGGCGCGTGCGGCGATGCCGGGCAGTGCCGTGAGATGCAGGCGTGGTATTGCAACGGAGCGAAGCCCGAGGAGCTTCCACCGAAACAGCGTGACGCCGACACGGCAGCGTGGCTCCTCGTCATCGAGCCGGGCCCGCGCATCCTGTACTTCCAGCTTGGCCCGTACCCGATCCTTCTCGAGGACAAGATCTTCGCGATGGGCTCCGGCCGCGAATATGCGATGGCTGCCATGCACCTCGGAAAGACCGCGCGCGAGGCTTGCGAGGTTGCGATCGCGCTGAGTCCCGAGTGCGGCCAGGGCGTCGACGAGCTGGAGCTGGAGGCCTGATGCCCAGCACGAAGATCTACGCCCACGCCTTCAGCGGCGGCGAGGTGTCACCGGAGCTCTACGGCCGCCAGGACGTGGCCCACGTCGCGCAGTCGGTGGCGCTTGCGCGCAACTTCATCACGTTGCCGCATGGGCCCGCGCAGAACCGCGCGGGCACGGAGTTCGTCAAGGAGGTGCGCGACTCCACGAAGGCCACGCGCCTGATCTCCTTCAGCTACAACGCGACGCAGACGTTCGCCGTCGAGATCGGGGCGGGCTATTTCCGCTGGCACACGCTCGGCGAGACGCTCCTGACCGGCTCGGCGCCGGCCTGGTCGGCGGCCACGACCTACGTGGTGGGCGATCTCGTCCTTTCGGGGGGCGCGACCTACTACTGCATCGTGGGGAACACGAACCATGTCCCGCCCAACGCGACGTACTGGTACGCCATCCCCGCCGATGGCACCTACGAGGTACCGAACCCCTACGCGGAGGGCGATCTCTTCGACATCCACTACACGCAGTCCGCCGACATCATGACACTCGTCCACCCGACCTACGCGGTGCGCGAGCTGCGCCGGTTGGGCGCGACAAACTGGCAGTTGCCGCTGGTGAGCTTCCAGCCGCAGATCACTGCGCCCTCGAGCGTCACGGCGACTGCCACAGGCTCGGGGTCGACCTCCTACACCTACGTCGTGACGGCCGTGGCCGCCTCCAACAACCTCGAGGAGTCGCTGTCTTCGGCGACGGCTTCGTGCACGAACGACCTCACGACAGGGACGAACCACAACACGATCGGCTGGGTCGCGCCAGCAGGCGCGCTGCGGATCAACGTCTACAAGCTCGCGAGCGGGCTGTACGGCTACATCGGCCAGGCCGCGCCGGGCGCAACCTTCGTCGACACCAACATCTTGCCGGACATCTCACGCACGCCCCCGCTGTTCGATTCGAGCTTCGACTCCGGCACCGACCTGCACCCGGGCGCGGTCGGCTACTTCGAGCAGCGCCGGGTGTTCGCAGGGTGGGGCTTCGGCCCGCAGAACGTGCTGTCCACGAGGAGCGGCACCGAGTCGAACATCAACTACCACATCCCCACGCTCGCCGACGATCGCATCGCGTTTCGCATCGCCGCGCGCCAGGGCAGCCAGATCCACCACATCGTCCCGTCCAACGACCTGATCCTGCTGACCGGCACGAACGCGTTCCGGATCTTCGCCGGTGACGGCGGCGCGCTCACCGGCGCCAACGTCAACAGCCGTGCACAGGGCCCCGGAGCCAACAACGTGCAGCCGGTCTCGGTGGACACGACGGTGATCTACGCGAAGGCGGTCGGCGGCCGGATGTGCGAGCTCGCATTCGCCACGACGAACCAGGGCTCCTACTACCAGGCGGCGGACCTCTCCGAGCTCGCCCCGCACTTGTTCGACGGCTTCGAGATCGTCGACATGGCGTACTCCAACGCGCCGTTCCCGATCGTCTGGGCGATCACCGACCAGGGCCAGCTTCTGGGCTGCACCTACGTGCCCGGCCAGCGAATCAGCGCCTGGCACCACCACGACACGGATGGCTTCTTCGAGAGCTGCTGCGTCATCACCGAGCAGGGCGAGGACTTCCTCTACCTGATCGTGCGGCGCCTGATCGGCGGCGTCTGGAAGCGCTACGTGGAACGCCTGCACACGCGCAAGATGGCGACGCAGGCCGACGCCTTCTTCGTCGACTGCGGGCTCACCTACAGCGGTGCGCCCATCCCGCAGATCACCGATGGCCTGGATCACCTGAAGGGCAAGACGGTGAGCATCCTGGCCGACGGCGCCGTCCTGCCGCAGCAGGTCGTCACCGACAGCGGCGGCCTGCCCGATCCCTTCCCCGCGCCGGCGTCGACGGTGCAGGTGGGCCTGCCGATCACGGCCGACCTGCAGACGCTGCCGCTGTCGATCGCGCTCCCCGACGGCGGGCAGGGCACGAACAAGAACCTGAACAACGTCTGGTTGCGCGTGAAGGACTCGTCCGGCCTATTCGCGGGACCGGATTTCGATCACCTGACTGCGTTCAAGCAACGCACGACGGAGCCGTACGGCGAGCCGCCGCGGTGGGTGCAGGGCTGGATGCAGGTGATGCCGCTGGGCTCATGGGGGGCCGACGGCCAGGTCTGCATCCGGCAGACCGATCCGCTGCCTGTGACGATCGTGGCGGCGAAGCTCGAGGTCGCACTGGGAGGCTGAGATGGGACTGACGACGGCGGCGTTCATGGTGGGTTCGGCGGCGTACAAAGCCGTCGGCTCCTACAACGGAGCGAAGGCGCAGAAGTCGGCGCTGAACTCGGAGGCGGTCGCGGACCAGCAGAACGCCAAGATCGCCGAATGGGAAGCCTCGCAGGCGATCCAGAACGGGCAGACCGAGGAGGAATCGAAGCGCCTCGAGATCGGCGGGCTGGTGGGCCGAGAGCGCGCAGCCATGGGTGCCAGCGGCACCGACCTGGGCTACGGAAGCAACACCGACATCCTCACGACGACCAAGGTGCTCGGCGAGCGCGACGCGCTGCAGATCCGCGACAACGCGCTGCGCACGGCGTGGGGCTACCGCACCGAGGGCACCGGGTATGGAAACAAGGCGTCGATGGCCGCGGCCGGCGCCTCGTCCGTGCGGCCGTGGGCGTCGGGCCTGACCTCACTACTCGGAAGCGCCGCGAGCTCGGGCTTCAGCTTCGGGGGCATGGAACCGAATTTCTCGTGGGCTGGCCCCGGGAACATCTGACGGGGAGCCACGATGCCAAACATTCCGCTGTACCCCGCTGGCGGCACGACTGCGCCGGCGCCGCTGCCCGGCCCGCGCTTCTCCGGCGGCTCGCCGGCGGACTTCGGCGCCATCAGCGCGGCGCAGACCGAGCAACTCGGCGCGCAGGCCGAGCACCTGGCCAACGAGCAGATCATGCTCCAGAACCAGGTGCGGGTGAACGACGCGCTGAACCAGGCCCGGCAGAAGGCGCTCGATCTCACGTACGACCCGCAACTCGGCTACCTGAGCCAGCGCGGCCGCGCGGTGCTCGATCGCTCGAGTGGGCAGGCGCTGCCGGACGAATACGGCGGCCGGCTGGGTGACGCGGTGTCCGAGATCAGCGCCAACCTCACGCCGCAGCAGCAGCGCGTCTTCCAGATGCAGGCCGCGCCGATCCTGAGCTCGTTCCGCGAGGGCGTGCAGAAGCACCAGTTGCAGGAGTCGAACGCCTACGCCATGAGCGTGCAGGAGTCGACGATGAAGCTCGCCGGCGACACCGCGGCGCAGCACTGGGACGATCCCGAGCAGATCGGGCAGCAGGTGGAGTCGGCCAAGGCCGCGGCCTACGCCACGGGCAAGCTCACCGGCATGGACGTCTCGGCCGCCATCCTCGAGGCCGGCAGCCACATCCACTCGCGGGTGGTCGAAGCGGCGCTGGAGAACAGCAACCCGCTGTACGCGGTCAACTACCTGCAGGCGCACTCCAAGGAGATGACCTCGGACGACCTGCTGCGCGCGCAGGGCCGGGTGAACCAGCAGGCGGACGCGCAGATCTCGATGCTCGCCGTCGACGGCGCCATGAAGGGCATCCAGACCGCGGCCGCGCCCACGGACATGGATCGGCTCACCGGGCTCGTGGCGCACCAGGAATCGGGCGGCCGGGAGACGAACGCGGACGGCACGACCGTCACCTCGCCGAAGGGCGCGAAGGGGCTCATGCAGGTGATGGACACCACCGCTGGGGCGCCGGGCTTCGGCATCGCGCCGGCGAAGAAGCTGCCGGACGGCTCGTTCGATCCGGCGGACCGCGCGCGCGTCGGGCGCCAGTACCTGGGCGCGTTGCTGCAGAAGTACGGCAGCGTGCCCGCGGCGCTGGCCGCCTACAATGCCGGGCCCGCGGTGGTCGACAAGGCCATCGACGAGGCACAGAAGCGGGGCGAGCCGGCGGCCACCGGGCTGTGGCTGCAGGATCCGTCGATCCCGAAGGAGACGCGCAACTACGTCGCGGCGATCATGGGCAAGTACGAGGCGGGCGCCGGCGCGGCATCGCTGCCCACGAAGCTCGAATTCGTCCAGGCCGCCGAGTCGAAGCTCGGGCCGAACCCGCGGCCGCAGACGTTGCTCCTCACGCGCCAGCGCGCCGAGCAGCAGTACGAACTCATGACGACCTCGCGGCACGAGGACACCGAAGCGGCCGTGCGCGACGTGCAGAACGCGATCATCGACGCGAACGGCGACTTCGCGGCGGTGCAGCAGCAGCACCCCGACCTGATCTCGCGCGTGCGCGGGCTCGACCCGGGCAGGATGGACAACCTGCTGCAGTTCGCCAAGACCTTCGCCAAGGGCGAGCGCACCGACAACATGGAGGCCTACGCCGCGGCCTGGGGGCACCCCGAGGAAATGGCGGCGATGACGGACTCGCAGTTCAACCAGTTCGTCCGGACGAACTTCACCGACGCCACGGGCAAGGAGCTGATCAAGCGCCGCGAGGACTTCGCCGAGGGCAAGGTCGACGGCGGCGTGGGCGCCGTGAACGATCAGGCCCTGAAGCAGACGCTTGACGAGCGCCTGCGCAACGCCGGGAAGAAGTGGATGGAGCCGAAGGCGTCGACCGACGACAAGAACAGCTACGGCACCGTCGCCAAGTTCCTGCGCGACGGGATCTTCCAGGCCCAGCGCGAGGCCGGGCGCAAGTTCACCCCCGAGGAGGTCGGCAAGTACGTCGACCAGCAGTTCCAGCGCACCGAGAACACGAGCCGCTGGTTTGGCCTCAGCACCAAGACCCAATACGAGCTGGCCATCAGCTACGACGACGTGCCGTCCAACATCCGGGCGGCGATCGACGCGAAGCTGCCCAACGCCAGCCCGGGCGACAAGCTGCGGGTGTACTGGACGTGGAAGGGCAACCAGGCGAAGGGCGCGCAGACCGCCAACGCGCAGTGAAGGAGCCGCATGGCCGATGACCTCTCGGGCCTGGACCAGGCCATCTCGCAGGCCCAAGGCACGCCGGCGCCTGCCTCTCCTGGTGCAGCCGGTCTCGACGACGCGATCGCGCAGGTGCGCGGGCAGCAGCGCGACGCGGCGGCCACGGCCGTGCGCAACAACCTGCAGTTCGCCGCGGGCGCGAACGCCGACGAAGAGGCCAAGTACCGGCACCTCGCGCGCTTCACCGGCCAGCCGCTGGAGTCGGTGCGCGCGGATCCGCAGCGCGCGCGCGTGGCCGCGGTACTGCAGGCCACCGACGCCGACCGGATCGCCGCAGACCATCCGGCCACCGCGGCCGCGCTGGGCGACGCCTCCACCGCCCGCCTCCTGCACGACGACATCCCGACGACGGCGAAGACCGAATCGCTGGTGAGTCGGCTTGGGGCGCTGCGGGACTACGTCTTCGGTGCCGGCACCGGGCCCAGCATGGCTGGCGACCTGTACCGCTCGGTCATCGGCGGCCTGTCCGTTCCGGCGAAGTACGTGAACCTCGCCGGCGGCGTCGTGCCGATCGGTCTGGACGCGCTGAAGGGCGCTGCTACGGGGACACCCACCACCGAGTACGAAGACCCGTACTTCGCGGCGGCGGTGGCGCCGGCGGATCGCAACATCGGGGCGGCGAAACTCCCCGAGCAGGTGCCGATCGAACGCCGCGCGACGGCCGCGGTGGGGCAACTCGCCGCGATGCTGGCCGAGGCCTTCGCCACCGGCGGCACCGCGGAAGCGCCCGCCGTCGTGCCGCCGATGCGCGAGTTCCTGACGAACGCCCTGGCGCACGCGACGCGCGCGATGTCGATCCCCGCGTCCTCGCACGGCATGCAGACCGGCGAGGACGTACTCAACGCCACCGGCGACGCGGGCGACGCGGTCAAGGCTGGCCTCGCGCAGTACCTCGTCGACACGGCGCAGGGCGTGCTGCCGGCGTCGGTGCAGGGCGGGCTGTTGAAGCGCGCTGGGACGGGCGCGGCCAATGCGGTGGTCACCGGCCAGGCCGGCCGCATGGCGATGAACGAGGTGATGCCCGAGAGCATGCGGCAGCCGTTCGACCCCGAGGGGGCGATCTCGGACGCCATCATCGGCGCAGGTCTGGGCGCTGCCATCGGCCCGCGGGCGGCGCCGGAGTGGCATGCCGCGGTGCGCCGCACCTACGCCGAGGCCGCGCAGAACGAGGCGACCACGCACGCGGCGAACCTGCTGACCGAGCTGGGCCAGACGATCTCCGAGGGCAAGTTCCGCGAGCGCGACCAGGAGGCGTTCCGCGACTTCATCGGCGACATGCACGGGCCCGACCTGTACGTCGACGGCCGCCAGCTCGCCGGGGCGCTCGACCAGTCCGGGCTCACGGGCGAGCAGCTGCAGCAGGCCCTTCCGGGGGTGGCCGAGCAGATGCGCGAGGCGCTGCAGTCCGACGGGATGGTTCGCGTCCCGATGGCGGACTACGCGGCGCACATCGCCGGCGGCGCCGCGGACGCCGCGCTGCAGCCGCACCTTCGACTCGATCCGAACGGTCCCACCTTCGCCGAGGCGCAGGCCTCCCAGGGCAAGGAGGCGCAGCGCCTCACCGAAGCCGCGAACGGGCTGCTGAACGAGCCGGAGACCGAGAAGGCTGCCGCCTTCCGCGCATCGAGTGACGAGGTGCACAAGCAGGTGCTCGAGAGCCTGACCTCGGCCAACCGCTTCCCGGCGGACGTCAATCGCCAGTACGCCGAGCTGGTCCGGGCGTACTACGACACGACGGCGCAGCGCACCGGCGCGCTGCCGACGGACCTATTCCAGGCGTTCCCGCTGGGCGTCCGCCAAGAGGGCGCCGGGAACCTCGGCGTGCGGCAAGAGAACGGGGAGGTGATGCAGGCGCAGGCGGATCGGCAGCCGCGCGCCAGCTACGACACCGAGACGGGCACGGTGATTCTGCGCAAGGATGCCGACCTCTCGTCCTTCCTGCACGAGGCGGGGCATCACTTCCTTGAGACGCACGCGCGGATCGCGATGGATCCGAACGCGCCGGAGTCGCTGCGCAAGGACGTCGAGGCGATCGTGGGCGATCCGGCCGCGTGGCTGGCGAAGTCGCTGAACGAGCGACGCGACACGCACGAGAACTTCGCCCGCTCCTTCGAGCAGTACCTGATGGAGGGGAAGGCCCCGGCGGCGAACCTGCGCGGGCTGTTCCAGCGCTTCCGCGCGTGGCTGGTGCAGGTCTATCGCTCGCTGGCTGGGACGCGCGGCGCGCTGTCGGACGACCTGCGCCAGGTGATGGATCGGATGCTCGCGAGCGACGACGCCATCCGCGAGCAGGAGGCTGTCCGCGGCATGTCCGCGCTGTTCCCCGTGAAACCAGAAGGCATGAGCGACGAAGCCTTCGCGGGCTACCGCGCGCTGGGCAAGCAGGCGACCGAGCACGCCTCAGCCAAGCTGTCGGACGCGAGCCTGCGTGACCTGAAGTGGCTGTCCAACGCAAAGGGCCGCGCGGTCAAGGCGCTGCAGGCGCAAGCACGTGAGGCGCGCGACGCGATCCGCGAGGAGGTGACGAAGGAGGTCGACGAGACGCCGGCGTTCCAGGCGAAGGCATTCATGCACGAGAACAGGGGCACGGATCCGGACATCGCTGCCGAGCGCTTCGGGTTTTCCAGCGGGGACGAAATGGCGCAAGCCATCGCCGACGCGGGCGATCGCAAGGACGTGATCCAGGCGATGACCGATCAGCGCATGCTGCAGCGCCACGGCGAACTCACCGACCCGGTGTCGGTCGAACGCATGGCCGAAGAGGCCATCCACAACCAGGCGCGTGCGCGGTTCATCGCAACCGAGCTGAATGCCCTGGCGCGGTCGACCGGCTCGCCGGCGCTCCTTGCCCGGGCCGCGCGCAGCGCCGCGGAGGCTGCGGTGGCCGCCAAGCGCGTGCGCGACCTGCGCCCCGACCAGTACACGGCCGCCGAGGGCCGCGCGGCGCGCGAGGCGCAGGCCGCCTTCAAGAAGGGCGACGTGCCGATGGCCGCGGTCAAGAAGCGCGCGCAGCTGCTGTCCAACGCCATGGCGCGGGAGGCGCTGGATGCGCGCACCGAGGTTGCCCAGGGCGTGGCCTACCTGAAGAAGTTCGACAAGGCCTCGATCCGCGAGAACCTCGGCCCGGAGTTCCTGGCCCAGATCGACGCGCTGCGCGAACGCTACGACCTGCGCCAGGCGACCGGCAACAAGATCGACCAGCGCGCCACGCTGCGCGCGTTCGTCCAGGCGCGGCTGAACGCCGGGGAAGCGACGATCCCGGCCCGCGCGGAGGCGCTGCTCTCGCCGAAGGAGCGCGCCGCGTTCGAGGCCTTGATCCAGTCGCGCGACGCCGATGGCAACCTGGTCTACGCCGAGCCGGCCGAGCAGGACAAGCTGCTCGCCGAAGCCCTCGATCGCAGCGAGCGCATGCCCTACCAGCAGATGACCGTCGAGGCCTTCCGAGGACTCCGGGATACCGTCAAGACGCTCGAACACCTGGCGCGCCAGGAAGGCAAGATGCTGACCGCCGAGGCCGAGCGCAGCTACCGGGAGGTGCGCGACGAGATGGCGGGCTCGATCGCCGAGCACGCCACGGCGAGCGGGAAGGGCGACCGCAGCGCGGCGACCGTGCTCGGGCGCGCGCTACAGGGAATCCGGGCCTTCGGCGCCGCGCACATCAAGGTCGCGACCTGGGCGCGCATCATGGACGGCGGGGAGGACAACGGCGCGGTCTGGCGCTACCTCGTCATGCCTGCGAACAAGGCGGCCACGTTCGAGACCGGCCGGCGCGCCGAGGCGACGCAGGCGCTCTCGGCCATCTGGCGGCCCGTGCTCAAGGACGTCTCGTTCCGCGACCGGGCCGGCTCAGGACGCTTCTTCCCGGAGCTCGACACCTCGCTGAACTGGCAGGAGCGCATGGCGATGGCGCTCAACTACGGCAACGAGGGCAACCTGCAGCGCCTGCTCGGGGGAGGCATTGCCGCGAAGCGGGAGCGCCTGACGATGCCGCAGGTGCAAGCCGTGCTGAAGACGCTGACCGCGGCGGAGTGGCGCGCCGTCCAGGCGACGTGGGATCACCTCGAGACGTACCGGCCGGAGGTGGGCGCGCTCGAGCGCCGCATGTCCGGCGTGGAGCCGAATTGGGTCGAGGCGCGGCCGTTCAAGGTGACGACCGCCGACGGTCAGAACCTGAGCCTGAAGGGCGGCTACTACCCGATCATGTACGACCCGCGCGGCAGCCTGAAGGCGCAGCAGCACGCCGACGCGGCCGATGCGAAGGCGATGCTGAAGGGGGCTTACTCGCAGGCGGCCACGCAGCACGGCTTCACGAAGAACCGCGTCGAGGAGGTCAACGGCCGCCCGCTGATGCTGCGCTGGGATTCGCTGTACCGCGGCGTCAACGACGTCATCCACGACCTCGCCTGGCGCGAGTGGGTGCGCGACGCGAACAAGCTGATGCGCTCGAAGACGATCGACGCGCAGATCCGCGACCACTACGGGCCCGAGGTGAAGCGCGAGTTCGAGAAGTGGCGCGATGACATCGTGGCCGGAGCCCGCCGCCTGGACAGCAAGGTGGAGACGGCCGCTGGCGTGCTGCGTCAGGGCGTGGCCGCATCCGGCCTGACGTTCAACGTCATGTCCGCGGCGATGCAGCCGCTCGGGCTGACGCAATCCTTCGCGCGCGTGGGCGCCGGCCCGATGGCGCGCGGGCTCGCGAAGTACATCGGCTCGCCGATCGACGCCACGCGCGAGGCGAACGCGAAGTCGGCATGGATGGCGAACCGCATGCGCACGCGCTTCCGCGAGCTCAACGAGCTGCGCAACGCGGTGCAGGGCCAGACGGCGGGCAAGGAACTTCTCGGGCGATACGGCTACTGGCTGATGATGCGCGCGCAGCAGATGGTCGACGTCCCGACCTGGCACGGCGCCTACGAGAAGGCCATCGCAGAGGGGCATGGCGACGACACGGCGGTGCACCTGGCCGACCAGGCCGTGAAGGATGCGCAGGGCGGGGGCGAGGAAGTCGACCAGGCTGGCATCGAGCGCGGCGGCCCGCTCGTGAAGCTGTTCACGACCTTCTATGGCTTCATGAACACCGCGGCCAACATGGGCTACCTGAGCCTGAAGACGCAGCGCTCGGCGGCCGTCAAGGCCGCGCACCTACTGCTGCTCTACTCGGTGCCGGCTGTGCTCGGAGCGCTCGTGAAGGACGCGCTGACGCCGGGCGACTCTGGCAACTGGGACGAGGACCACATCGCCAAGAAGCTGGCGCAGGAGCAGGCGAGCTATCTGCTCGGTCTGGTCGTCTTCGGCCGCGAGTTCTCGGGGCTGGTGTCGGGGCAAGACTACTCCGGCCCGGCCGGCGTGCGGCTCATCCCCGACACCGCCAAGCTCGTCACACAGGCCAAACAGGGCGACTTCGACGACGCGTTCCGCAAGGCGCTCGTCAACGAGCTCGGCGACCTGATGGGGCTGCCCGGCGCGCAGATCAATCGCACGATCACGGGCACCGAGGCCCTGAGCGATGGTGAGACGGACAACCCGGCTGCGGTGCTGTTCGGATACCAGCAGCCGCATTGAGGTATGCGGCGCACCGGAATGGCTGCTGAGAATCCGCGCAGCCTCTCCGCCCCGCGCCCATGACCGTCTCCAGCACCGTCCGCACCGCGGGCCCGTACCTCGGGACCGGGTCGGTCAGCAACTATCCGTTCGCCTTCAAGGTCTTCGCGACCACCGACCTCCTCGTGCAGGTCACGACGGCGGGCGTGCTGGTGGATCTCGTCTACGGATCCGACTACTCGGTTTCCATCAACTCTGACCAGAACGCAGACCCCGGCGGCTGGGTCACGCTGACATCGCCGTTGGCACTCAGCGCCGCGCTGATGATCGGCTCGGTCGTACCGCAGACGCAACCCACGCGCATCACGAACCCGGGCGGCTTCTTTCCGCAGGTTCAAGAGGACACCTTCGACAGGTGCGTCATCCTCATCCAGCAGGCGGCCGGCAACATCGGTGGATCGATCCGCGTGCCGGAGATCGGCGGCGTGCCGGCGCTGCCCGCCGCGGCGCAGCGCGCCGGGCTGCTGCTGGGGTTCGACGAAGCAGGCAACGCGATCGCCGTGGCGCCGGTCAATGGCTCAGCGACCGCGCTGGCCCTGCTTCTCGCCGGCACGACCGGGGCCGCGAACATCGGCATCGCCGACGCGGCCAACATCTTCACGGCCACGACCGTCGAAGCCGCAATCGCGCGCCTCGGCAAGGATGCGCGGGGCCGCTTGCGCGACGTGCGCGACTTCCCCGGCATCGTGGCCGACGGCGCCACCGACGACTTTCTCGCGTTCCAGACCGCGGCGCAGACCGCGCGCGACGGCGGCTACGGCATCTTCTTCCCGAAGGGCGTGAAGCTCTTCATCCAGTTCAGCACCACGCACCCGCAACTGTGCATCGACGGCCCCGTGCACTGGGAGGGCGCCGACCGCATGACGTGCGGCTTCAACTTCCACTGCAACTACGAGATGCCCGCGGGGCACGCGCCGCTGTTCATGTGGGGTGTGCAGAGCAAGAGCGCGGTGGTGAACAAGGTCACCGGCATCGTGCGCGGCATCGGGTGGTGGCTGCAGTCCGGTGCGCAGCGTTTCGAGAGCTGCTGCCACGTCTATGGCGCGAAGGACTTCACCGTCGAAGAGTGCTACGCCGACTTCACGGCGGTCACCTGGCCGGCGAAGGACGGCGGCCACTCGAACGGGTATCAGGCGGGGGGCTGGTGGCGCAGCAACGTCCAGCCATCGTGGGCGACGGGCCAGACGCGCGACGAGAACATCCGCTTCATCCGCAACATCGGCTACGCCTCGGCCGAGTACCAGAACGCGGAGTCGATCGGCTTCACGAACGTGTACGGCCTGGAGTACGTCGGCAACAAGCTGATCGGTTTCTCAGACGACCTCGCTGCGCACCAGTGCACGTGGGTCACGATGCGCAGCAACCACGTCGAGGGCGTGTCATCCCGGCTCTTCCTGGGCAACTGCCATCACGCCAAGATCATCGAGAACGAGATCCTGCCGGTGCCGAGGCCGATCGTGGGCGGCTATGACCTCGGCGCGCCTCACACGCGCACCTACATCATCTCCACGATGTACTCGCAGGACGGTGAGATTTACACCGACACCCCGAGCTACGACATCACGATCGCGCGCAACTCGATCTACCTGCCCTCGGGGTCGTACTGCTCCACTGCGATCACGACCTATGGTGTGCAGGACGGCCTGTCGATCCTGGACAACAAGCTCTACAACGACGGCGCGACCTCGCCCGCCACCAGCATCCTCGTCTCGACGCTGTACCGCAACGACGGCGTCGGCAAGGTCTGGACGGGCCCGGTCGGCAACCCCGACTACGCGGCCGGCGGTGCGGTGCGCATGCGCTCCGTCGTCATCCGCGGCAACCAGGAACTCGGCGCCGGGTGGGCACCGAACGAGGGTCAGGTCACGGTAGGCGTGTACGCCGGCGGATCATCGAGCGACATCATCGGCCCGATCGAGGTGGACGCAAACGTCGCAGGCAGCTACTACCTCTCGCACGAGCCGGTGCACTTCTCGGAGAACAACCGAGCGTTGCCGGCGAGCACTGCGCCGTACCAGAACGTCAGCGCCGTGTGCCTGCTGCGCAACCACCGTCAGGGCTACATCGTGGAGCTCAAGACGTCGCAGCAGCTGGAGGGCACGCACCATCCAGTGGGTTCGCCTCAGACGGTGCTCGACGCCTACGGCGGCGGAAGTGGCATGGTTTTCGCGGCCCAGCAAGACGGCTCCGTCCGGGGCGTGATGCTCACGTTGACCGCCGCGATGGTGGCCGGCAACGCCTGCACGGTGAGCATTCTCAAGAACGGCTCCCTCCTCGGCTCGGTGGCCACGACCTCCCTGGCCGCAGCGAACACCTTCCGCTATCTGGCGAACTTCGCGGGGACTGCCATGGCTTTCGCTAAGGGCGACTCGATCGCGATCCAGCTCGGGTTCGACGTGAGCCAAGTCACAGCGATCGCCGGCAAGGCGGAGCTCATGGTGATCTACGAATGATCGACGACGGCGGTCTGAACATTCCTGTGCGCACCGCGGCGACCGTGCTGGGCATGTCCCTCCTCGGCGGCATCGTGAGCTGGATCGCCAAGGTGCGCGCCGGAGAAGCGGCGAGCCTGATGCGCCTGGTCGGCGAGCTCTGCACGAGCGCCTTCGCCGGCTTCCTCTGCTACCTGCTGTGCGACTGGGCCGGCCTCAACCTGCGCCTGACCATCTGCATGGTGGGAGTCGCGGGCCACATGGGCACGCGCGCCATCACCGCATTCGAAGCCTTCGCCGAGAAGCGCTGGGCCACGATGACCGGGGATCCGAAGTGACGAGCGAGCGCCGCGTGCCGCAGTACGGGCATCGCCGCGACCCCTGGCCGCTGCCGTCCCCGACGCCCTTCGGCTGCCCGACCTACCTCTTCCTGTCCCCTCGCGCGCTCGACGAGCTCATGCGCGCCGAGTCCCGCGCCGCCCTCGAGCTCGCCCGCTCCATGGAGGTGCCTCGTGAGAACCACTGACCCCGAACCGACACCGTTCCAGCCCCTCGGCGACCGAGTGAAGGCCCCCGCCCCAGCGCCGACACCGTGGAAGCAGCTGCGGCCGGGCGTCTGGGAGGGCCCGGACGGAAAGCTGGCGACCGAGCCGCCCAAGGAGAAGTGATGTCGCCGAACCTGCGCGCGTTCCTTGACATGATCGCCTGGAGCGAGATCGGGCCAGCCCTGCTCGCCAAGAGCGACAACGGGTACAACGTGATCGTCGGATCGACGCCCGAACACCCCATCCTGTTCTCGGACTACTCGCACCACCCGAAGCTGCACAGCGACCGATGCAACTCGGACGCCGCGGGCCGCTACCAGTTCATGGGCCGGTACTGGGAGTTCTACCGCGACCAGCTGCACCTGCCCGACTTCGGGAAGGATTCGCAGGACCGATGGGCGACTCAGCTCATTCGCGAGTGCCACGCTCTCGACGACATCGAGGCCGGGCATGTCTTCGTGGCAATCGCCAAGTGCGCGAGCGGCAAGCGGTGGGCGTCCTTCGAGGGCGCGAACTGCGGGCAGCACGAGAACAGCGCGGTCTCCCTCGCCGACGCGTATCGCCGCGCCGGCGGTCTCTCCTCCTGAAAGGCACCACCATGATCCTCGATCCCACTCTTCTCCTCGTGATCGGCGCGGCCACCGCGGGCGGCGCGATCGCGAGCCACCTCCCCGGCATTGCGTCCTGGCTCGGCTCCAAGATGACCGCGGGCAAGGCCGCGGCACAGACGGTGGAAGCCAAGGTGGAGAGCGCCGCCGGCTCGGTCATGTCGGCCCTCGCGCATCCGATCACGACGATCGAGAACGCCGACCACACCGTTGTCCTGAAGGTCGCGGAGGAGGCCGGCCGGCTGGCCGCCTACCTGACCGACAGGACGCCGGAGCAGGCGAAGGTGCGCGCGGTCAACGCGGTGATCGAGGCGAAGAACAAGGCGCTGGACGACCTCATCGCGAAGCTGCAGGCCGCGCGCCAGCAATGAACCCGATCCCGTGGGCGCGGATCCTGGGCGTCCTGGCGCTCGTCGTGGCCGCGTTCGGGCTCGTCGTCTTCGGCGTGCAGCGGATCAAGACGGACGGCGCGGCGAGCAACGTCGCAGCACAGGAGAGACAGCATGCAAAGGACGTTGAAGTGGCGGCCGGTGAGACTCGGCGCATCGAGGCGGATCAACTGGCGGCTGCTCGGGAGGCGGATCGTTTCCGCGCTCGTGCTCTTGTCGACGCTCGCGGCGCTCGTGTGGCTGATGACGGGCTGCAGCAGCGTTTCGCAGCCATCAACGCCGGCTGTGTGTCCGACCATCCCGCCGCTGCCTCCGGAAGCGCGCCAGCCAGCTCCCCCGCCGATCTGCGTGCCTACGTGCTCCGAGGGGTTGCGCAGGCTGCTCGAGACATTGCTTCCGCCGCAGACGGATTCCACGGAGCAGGGCAGCAGGCCCAAGACAGCTACCCCGTGAAGCAATGACCTGGCTTTCTGGTGCTCGTGCTGCTCTACGCCGATGGGACGATGTCGGAGACGAAGGGCCCCGTCTTCAAGTCGGAGCAGGAGTGCGAGAGGTACGGCATGGCCTGGTCGGCGCAGGTGAACCGCAGGCTGGAGAACGCCGTCGCGCTCGCACGCTGCAAGGAACGCGACCCCGAACTGCGCCGGGCAACCCCCTGAAGCTAACAGGGCCGGCGCCCTCGCGCGTGGCGGCTTACGCGCACCGGCCCGGGGTTTCCCGGGCCGTCTTTTCATGTGCCCCGCCTGGCATAGAGCTCATGCAGCAGGCAATCGTCATTGACGACAGTGCCGTCCTTGATCCAGTCCTCGCCCTCAGCCTGGTGGAAAGCTTTGTCGCCAGGGTGCGGCCGCATCACGAGATCGATGGCGGGGGCGCTGTCTGTGTGGCCGTCGATCAGGGCGAGAATCGAGAAGGCGACGCCGTCGCATCGCTCCTGCGCGGTCTTGTCCGGCAGAGACGCCCAGTAGTGGGCTATGTGTCGGATGTGGGCCAGGATGTCCTCGCGGATCTCCTCCGCGGTCTTGGCTTTGCTCATTTGCAGATCATCCCATCGGCCATTTGGTGTACCACTCCACGAAGCTCAGACCCTCGGCTGCGGGCGGCTTTTCACCGCGGTTGATCGCCTCTGCGCGCTGCCGGCATGCCTCGAACAATTCGTGGTTCGGGCGCCCTGGACGGCCGTCGTCCACCGTTACCACGATGTCCATCGACCAACCCGGGCGGCGACTCGGCAGGCTTTCCAGCGAGAACTGCCGGTGCAGGCGTTCGCCTGCTTCGTTGGTTTCGACCGTCATTTGCAAATCATCCCATCGATCAGGGGCTCCAGGGCAGGTGCCGTGACGTTGTGCGCGATCAGCTTCGCCAGCTCATGCGACGGGTGGATGCCATCGTCCGGATGGGAGCCGTCGCCCGTGAGCATCGCCTCCCAGTTCGGCAGGCTCAGGACGTACGCCTGCACGTCGGCCACGGGGATGCCGGCGTCGGCCGCCGCAGCGCGTCCGGCCTCGGCCCACGGCGCGTCCGGCGTGTTGACCCAGCGCGCGATCGGGTTCGGCGTCTCGATCACCATCCGCGCGCGCCCGTCGCCGACGGCGAAGAGGCGCATGTCCGAAGCGTACGTCGCGAGGTCGTCGTGGTGGTAGCCCTCGTCGTTGATCCCGTGGTTGACCATCGCGATGTCAGCGTCCAGCGTCCCCGGCCAGGGCGTGTTCAGGCCGTCGGTGCCGGCGACGAGCTGCTGGCTGTTCGTGCCGCTCACGGCCTGGAGGACGAGCTGCACCTTGCCGGCGCCGTAGCGCGCGTCGAGCTCCTGCTGGAGGTAGCCCCAGCGGTAGGCGGCGACCTGCGTCGAGTCGCCGAAAAGCTGCACGATGACTTGCGCCTTGCAGGTCGGGCTGTGTGCTGCAGGCGTGCGCGGGGGATCACCTCCGCCACCACCGCAAGCCGAAAGAATCCCCCCGATGGCGAGCGCCATGATGGTTGTTTTCATCCCTTCCTCTCCTGTCTAAAACTCGCGCTTCACCGGATCCGATACCGGGGAAGATCGCGCGAGTCAGGCGCGAAACCTTTTAGACAGGGAGGACGTTGAAACCCTAGCGAATCAATTACTTAGCAGCATTCCGGTAGGTACTGCTGCATCATGGGCGTATGCCCCAAGTTATTGATTTCGCTTGCGTTTTCGTCCAACGTCCAAACCCTGTCTAATACTCGGCGCGTCCACTTCGGGGGTTTCGCGATCCCGAATGTACCGCTCCGTCATCACCGGGCTGGTGTGACCGAGTAGCGCCTGAGCATTCTTCCCTTGTCTCTTCGCCGCGGTCGCGGCCCGCGCGCGGCCATCGTTGGGGCGCGCATCCTCGACGCCGGCGGCCTTGCAGGCATCGTCCCACTGCTTCAGGATCGAGCGGTAGTCGGGCGCGCCGTTGTACCGGCCACGGAGCAGCGTCAGCGCGGGCGGCTTGCCGGCGCTTAGAGCCTCGGCCGCCTTGACGGTGGCGCGGAGCTCTGGCGTCCAGCGCACGAGGAGCCTCGCGTCCGTCTTCTGCTGCTTGAACTCGATGCCGTCAGGGCCGATCTGGCTGCGGCGGATCGTGAGCACGTCGCCGATGCGCTGTCCGGTGAGGTGTTGAAGCTCCATGATGACGCGAAGGCGCGGGCCGGCCTGGTCGTGAATCGCCTTCCACTCGGCGTCAGAAATGAGGCGCGTGCGCTTGTTCTCCGGCAGGCGCTTGATCCCGGCGCACGGGTTGTTGTCGACACCATAGGGGCGCGGCAGTGCGTAGGCGAACACGATACGCAGGAACGTGATGATCCGGTTCGCCATGTTCGGATGCTCGGACAGCTTGTCCTGGAGCAGCGCGACATGCCGGCCCTTCACCTGGCCGGGTTCGAACTCGCGGAAGTAGCCTTTGAGCCTGTCGGCCGCGGTGCGGTACTGCTCTTTCGTCGACTTCGAGAGGCCCGTCTTGCAGTGGTGCGCGTACGCCGCCTCGATCAGCTCGTCCATCCCTCCCTTGGCCTGCGCCTCCATTCGGCGCGCGTATTCGGCGAGGGCTGTCGGCATGTCGGCGCCCAGCCGCTCCCACTTCCCGCGCTTGACGAGGTAGTACGCGCCGTGCTTCTGGTAGACGCATGGCGGGAGGTGACGGGCTGTCTTGCGGGGGCGGTTCAAAAGCGGAGCTCCGGTTCACGCTTCGGGGTCGGCTGCGGGGCGCCCATCATGCCCTCGACGAGCGCACGCAGCACACGGGGGCGCCCCTCGGGGTCTGGCACGAAGGCGATCCCCATGGTCTGGAGCGCGCGCCGCTGGGCACCGGCGCGCTTGCGCCGCGTCAGCACTTCGAGGTCATCGTCGCTCAGGAAAAGGCTCACAGCTTCGCGTCCTCCGGCTCCGCATCCAGCATGCCCTTCGGCCAGGGATGGCCGCCGGCCTTCACGTAGCAGGGCAGGCAGAAATTGCCCACGTTCACGTACAGATCGCTCCGGTACTTCTCGACCCATGCCTGCATGCATTCATTGTTGAAGGCGTGCAACATCTCGCCGCAGGCGTCGCAGTGCACGTTCTCGTGTGCGAGCGGGTGTTCCTCGGGCAGGATGTCCGCCATGTCGGTGTGCAACAGCGGCTCGTCCGGGTGGGCGCGCGCGAACGGCTCCAGCGCCTCGGCTTGCACCAGGGTAGCAAACCGGGCGAGCTGCTTCGCGTTGAAGGCGAGATCTCGCTTCGTCGCCGGCCGGCTCATGTCGATCAGCTCACGCGCTCCCGCCTCGCGTGCCAGTTCCTCGATGGTCTTCATGGCTTCACCTCGGCGGGCTTCCAGCCGATCAGGACGCCGCAGCAATAGGGGCGGCCGGGGAAGCGCGCCTCAGTGTGCAAGTCCGCCTCCATGAAGCACCAGCGGCGGCCACACTCTTCCATGGCAGCGCGCCAGCCTTCCAGAAAGCCTTCGGCGCGGTCGTGCTCCCATTCGGTCTTCGCGTCGTTCACGGCGTCGATTAGGCCGGTATGCCGGCTCATGGCGCTTTCCTTTCCTTCGGCTGCGCGCAGAACCAGCATCGCGCCCACAGCGCAGACCGCTCGCAGATCACCTGCCGGTCGCAGTCGCAGCAGTGCAGCACCTGCTGGCCGCGGGCCTTGGCGACGGGGCGCAGATCTGGCTCCGGGGAGTGGTGTACCGGGCAGGGGAGGGGATCGAATGGGGCGGGGTGCATCACGACTCCTTCGGCAGCGCAGCGCGCAACGTCTTGGCTTCGTGCCATTCGCCCATGCCATTGGTGACCATGCGGGTCAGCGTCTTGCGAACGGCGATCCTCAGCCGATCCACTTCCGCAGCCAGGGCGTCTCGCTCGGCCTCCGCTTCCTTCGCGCGGGCATCGCCGTAGGCGCGGAGCTGGTCGGCGAGGTAGGCGTAGACACCTCCAGTGAAGATGTGCCACGGCTCCGGCAGCGGCACAGGGGTGTCAGCCATGGTCGGCCTCCCCCAGCGCGCGGCGCAGCGCCTCGATCGCGTCATCCGTCTCGCGGCACCATCCGAGATTGGCGCGGGTGTGGGTGACCTTCTTCGCTGCCTCCACAATCGCAGGCTCGGCGGCAGGAGCGGCCTCGGCGAGCAGGCGGCGCACGGAGTACATCGCGGCTTGCCAGATCTTCTTGGCATGCCACTCGGGCGACGAGAAGAAGACCTCGCCGCTGTAGTTCCGCGCGATGTAGGCCGAGAAGTCGACCGGGATCGCGGAGCCTTTCAGCCAGGACGGTTCATCGCTGATAGGCGCAGGGGCCGGCCAAACGGCGCGAACTTCACCGGCAGGGATCGACGCGTCCTCGACGATCTTCATGCCGGCCAGCGTCTCCCCTTCCGGGCCGTTCTGCATGACGGGAGAGGCGGCGCACTTGCATGCGGCCAGCGGATGCCAGCACCGGGCGCAGTACCCGTTGATCTCGTTGGGGGTCATGAGGGATCCTTCTCGATGTGCTTTGCGACCCAGGCGCGCATGCGCTTCCAGCGGCGCTCGGGGCCGTCGCCGACAGGTAGATTGCGGCTCCGCTCGTGCTTGCCGTAGTCCGGCCAGTGAGGGCGCATCGGGCCGCAAACCTCGACCGTGACCCACTCGTAGTCGTCGTGCTCATCGTTCTCGTAGACGATCTCCGCAGCCAACGAGCGGGCCACGCCGAAGGCGCGGGCAACGTCGCTTGGCTCCCATGCGTCGATCCTGCTCATATCCATGCCGCGCGCTGCGCCGAGCACGCCCAGCGCGCAGAACTCGCCATCGGCCTGGACAAGCTCCTCGGTGAAAAGGCGCTTGTCCTGCATGGCGTCCAGTGCTGCCGCGAGATCGCGCAGTAAAGCTTGTCCCCTTCGCCCCTTGATCGCTCTGGTCACGGCCTGGCGGTAGAGCTCCAGGTTCTCGCAATCGTCGCTGTATCCGCTGCGGCTCATTCCTTGCTCTCCTTCGGCTGCTCCTGGATGCCGAAATGCGCCAGGATCGCTGCCTTGACAGCCGGAGCCTTGTCCGGCCCCGAGCCTGCGGGTGTGACGATGACGTAGCCGCCATCGATCCATGCGCCCTTGATGGCGGGCGGCTTCCGCTCCTTCGGCTCGGCTGGCTGCGCCGAGGGATGCGGGGCGACGACCGGCCTCGACACGAACCCATGATTCACCCCGTACGCCAGGGCGCCGAGAACGTGTCGGATTGCCTTGTCAGCACCACCACACGGCAAACCGCTCGACGGGCAGACGCCGTTCTCGTCGGCGCAGTCGCGGCACCGGCCGCCGTACCGTTTGATGTAGCCCGCATGCTCCTCGGTGAACGCCATTGATGAAGCGGCGTACCCGGGCACGATCGGCTGGCGTTGAGTCGCGACAGCGTGGTACAGCGCCTTGATGCCGGGATGGGCGCGGAGCGTGTCGGGCAGGTTGTTCCAGGCCAGGTCTGCGGGGGTGGGGGATTCAGGCATGGTCGAACTTCCGATGGGTGGCCTTGCGAACGATGTAGCCGTGCTGCGAGAGCAGGGACTTCGCCTCGTAGAGCCGTCGCTGCAGGTCGTCGTCGAACTCCGCCGACAGCTCGTAGATTGCCGGGCGGGAGCCGCGAACTCGAACCCGTCCAGCTTCGAGGTCGTACCGCAGGAAGGCTCCGATGGCCTTCGAGCTGACGCCCGCCACCTCGGCCAGCTCAGTGCTGGACATCGCGCGCTGGGCGAGCGCTTGGCGCATCACCTCGGCACGGGAGGCGGATGACCGGCTCGGCTGACGACTGAGCGAGACGTTCATTGAGGCGAATGCGTCACTCACCGCTGGCTCCCGGTTGCCCGCCCTGAGCCGGAGCAGCGGGCAGCGGTTGCCAATGAGTGGGTGCTTCGTCGAGCGCCCAATGCACTTCCTCGTGCAGGTTCCACTCGTACCAGCCCTCCGGCCAGTAGCACGCGTCGGAGGCCTCGTCGTACTCGCCGCCATCCGGCTCGAAGTCGCCCCATGTGTCGGTGTTGAGTGTGAACTTCGGCGCATGCGCAGCGCGCAGGACATGCTTGCCGACCGACACGAGCACCGGCAACCCCGGCTCCGGCATCCGATCCTCGACGCTGATCCACGCCACCGGCTCTGCCTGCGCTGCTTGGGGGGTGGCAGGATCAGGCTGTTGCGACTTCAGGGCGGCGATCTCCGCCTCCAACCACCCGATCATTTCCCAGCGGCTGTTCGTCTTGAGCAATCTTTTGTGCGTCTGGAGTGCCATGCGCAGGGCTTCGGTGCTCACGCGGCCACCGCCTTCTTCCGCCCGCGGCCCTTCTTCGGCGCGTGCTGCTCCACGAAGGCTTCCGTCGCGTCCGGCTCGCCGCCTTCCGAATCGCTCTCGTCAGGTCCGTCGAAAAGCGGGTGGTCGCGCTCGAAGGCTTCTGTCGTGCCGTCGATCACGTCAGCGGCGGCGGCAGGCAGCGGGGCGGTCAGGGTGATGGAGACGATCTGCCCGAGCTTCGCGCCGAGGATGCCCAGCTCGGTCGGGTCGACATCGTTCGTACCCACGTTGAACGAGAGCTCGACGGAGCCTCCCTCCATCACCGAGAGCTTGAACTTGTCGACCCGGCAGCTTCCGAGCGTGATGGGCTCGTCCTCGTCGATGCCGTGCTGCACGCGCATCGTCCATCCCTCGAACTTTGGCGTCAGCGGGATCTCGCCGAGGATGTTCTTCGCGCGCAGCAGGGGCGTCGCCGGCTCCACACCGGGCAACTGCTCCTGATCCGGCACCGCCATGTAGAAGGCGTGCCGCAGGTCGGCGTGCAGCGCGTCCAGGAGCGTGTTCGCGCCGCAGAGCTTCAGGCGCATGGTGAGCGCGACGACGCTGTCGTCTCCGTGGTGCTCTTCGCGCACGGTGACTGACGCGACCTTCACGTCGGTGGGGTTCAGGAGCTGGAATTGCATGGTGTCTCCGTGGTGATGAAAGGGTGGGGAGGCGGGCCCACCCGCCCACAGCGCGGGCCGTCTTCCGCGGCTGCTTGGCCTCCCCGTAGGTGGTGGGCGGAGCCGGCGCAACCCGGCCCTCTCGCTCGGCAGACGTTGGAAATATGCACAGTCATGCGCCTGCTCGATGCTCACCGCGCGTGCGGCCGCCCCTGGTTCAAGTTGTCTCGGGCTCCTCGACGCCGATGCCCTGCTGGGTCGCGTAGGCGACGACGTATTCGAGAAGCTCCGCGCACTCGGCTTTCGTGAGCGCGCTCGTTCGCTTCGGGACGAGGTCGACGCCCTGCCCGTCGATCGCGGGGATGATCAGCACCGGCTCGCCGCGCTCGCGTGTCCAGGCCGCGACCAGTGCGCGCTTCCAGACCTCGGCGTCGTGCTGCTGGCCGCCGAGCGTGCAGTTCGCAGCGATCTCGCCGATCCAGGCGTGCAGGGCCGCGTTCTGGCCGGACGTGCGGCCCTCGGGCTTGATCGTGATGACCAGGCGATGGCCGGCAAGGAGCCAGGGCTTCGCCTCGCGCCACAGGGCTTGCAGGCGCTTGTGCGCTTGCTGGGCGTCAATGAGCATGGCGGTGACGTTCATGCGACCTCCTTGATCTCCGTGCGGCCCGCGGCGCGTGCGATCTGCTGCATCCGCTCGACGTACTCCCGCTCGAGCGCGCGGCGCTCCTCGCGGGTCATGTCGATGCACATGTCGTGCATCGCGTGGCAGCCCATGTGCAGGCCATGCGGGCCGCACAGGGGGAAGGTGTCGAGGTCGCTGGTCTTCATCGAAAGGCCCTTGCCGAAGTTCGCGTGGGCGCACTGGCTGAAGCCGGCGATGCCGCACCCGAAGCACGGCTTCGATGCGACGAAGCGGCGGTAACCCTCCGAGCGCACGATGCGAGCCTTTGGGAACAACATCACGCGGCCTTGCGCTCTGCGTTGAGCTTGGCCTGGGCCGCCTCTTCCTCGTCGTGCAGCCGCTTCATGGCGGTGCGCAGCGCGGAGTGCGGCTTGAGGATCGACCACAGCGCCAGCTTCTCGTCGTTGTCGGTGATGGCCGACACCTCGCCGTAGGCGTCGATCTCGCGGCTCTCGTTGAAGGCCTGGAGCGCCGCATTCGCGACCGCGCGCACGACCTTGTACCGGGCCGGCGTCAGGCCGAAATTGCGCGGGGCATCAACGGGCTCGTTGCCCGCTTCCGCCTGGCCGCCCGACGCAGCCACGCCCCGCCCCGCCGGCTCGGCCGGCTCCTTCGTGTCGTCGTCCTTGTGGAGGTCGCCCTTGTGCCACAGCTCCAGCGCGGCGCCGAAACGCATCGCGGCATTGCGCAGCGCGTCGCCGATCACTTCCTTGATCGCGTCGCCGCCGTTCTTGTCCCCGGCGTGGCCGTAGCCCAGGCGCGTCACCCCACAGACGGTGAGCCTGATCCACATGCCGCCAAACCCGTCGAACGTCGGCAGGCCTTCGGGGCTCATGGTCAGCGGCTCCCACGACCAGGACGGATCGGCATCGAGCAGGCGGTCGGTGAGCGCGGCGTGGCCGACATAGTCCAGGTGCACAGCGCGCTTGTGGTGCCAGGAACCGCAGATTTGGCAGTTGATCGCGGAATCGCGGTTCGCCTTGCGCTCGTCGATCTGGGCTCTGCTCTCCTTCGGGAGCCGGCTGATCTGGTGGGCTGGGAAGGGCTCGCGCAGCTTCGCGAGGCCCGGATGGATCTCGGACATGGAATCTCCTTCAGAAGGGCAGGCCGCGGAACGCGATGTCGAACGCGATGCGGGCGGCGTAGCGCCACGAGTGGGCGCGGCGGTACTGCCACCACACGGCGGCGAATTCGGCGCAGGCGCGCACGGCGTTCACAGCGGGATGCTCCTGTGCTTGAGGCAGTACACGAGTGCGGCAAGGAAGCGCCGCGCGCGACGACGGACGGGAATCCGGCCGCCAGTGATCGTCACGGGCACGCCTTTCACAGCAACACCTGCGAGGCGATGTTGACCAGCGCCATGGAACAGAGGATCGACACGATCGTCACGACGATGTAGACGATCACCGCCGATGCGCCTCGGCGCGGCTCGGGCCGGAAGTGCATGCGGAGCCAGTGCGGGCGCATCACTCGTCCTCCCCGAACTCATGGCGCAGGCCGGCGATGATCGCCACGACGAACACGATCGTGGCGCCCGTGGCGATGCCAATGAAGAATGCGGCGGCGACCATGATCAGCTCCACGGGTTGAGCAACGCGTGCACTTCCAGCGCGCACATCGCAACGATGGCGATCACCATCAGGCCGAGGGCGATGCCCGAGATCACCTCCAGCACCGCGTCGAGCAGCGTCGGGTCGCGCTCGTTCTCATAGGGCGGCCCTTGCATGGCGCGCTCGGTGGCGGTGATCTCACGCATGGCCCTTCTCCTTCGGGTAGAGCACTTCCCACATGGCATCGCCGAGTTCACGCCGCGCGCGGGCCTCCGCGAGCCTCGTCGTGATGTCCGAGACGTTCTGCTCGACCAAAGTGACACCGCGGAAATGGGCCATCGCCTTCTGGATGTCGTCGGCCATTTCCTGCGACACGTCGTAGGCGAGGAAGACGGTGAAGGAGTGGATGCGGTCAGCCATGGTGGTTCGCCTCGGCTGCGAAGTCCGCGTGATCGAACCGCTCCCTCGGCGCGCGCTCCTGGCGAACGTGGTCGTTGCGGCCCAGCGTGAGCCCGAACAGGAACGCCTCGCGCGCCAGGACTTCCGGGCGAAGGTGCTTGTGTGCTTCATGCCATGAGGCCCATGAGGCGTCGCGTGTGGTGGATGTCATCCCAGCTCCTTCGGGTCGACGCCGGCCGCAACGAGCGCGGCGCGGCATTGGCTGATCTCTTCCTCGCTGCCCAAGATCAGGACGTAGTCCCAGGCCTTGAGCAGGGCGGTCAGGAGCTCCGGGAGCGCCGCGATCGCCCGCTGCACTCGGTCGGCCTCCTCGACGCCGATCCCGCCGCTGAATACCTCGCAGATGAGGAGGCATCCCGGGTCGTCTGTGACGACCATTCGATGGTTGGTAACCTTCCAGCGCTTCTGCAGCGCCGGCGTGTGCTTCGCGGCGCTCATGACTGCATCTCCATCAGCGGCCCGAACTGCGCTTCCAGCACGCCGAGGGCGTTCTGTTGGCCGATCTCTGCGGCGAGGGCGAAGCGCAGGTTGTTGACGCGGGCGACCAGAGATTCCGACGTCGTCGTCTGGAGCACTTGCAGGAGGTGCCACATCACGCCGTCTTCTGACAGCGCCATGCCGACGGCCTGACCGATCGGCTCCTGGTATTCGACCGTGCGCGAGTCGACGCACCCCGGCGTGTACTTCGTGTAGGAGCCTGTCACCGTCGCCAGCCCGCGGGCCATCGCGACCTCGGCCTCTTGCTTCAGCTCCTCGGCCTTCGCGGCTTCGAATGCTTCGATCGATGCGTTGCGGGCCATGTCAAGCCTCCACTGCCGCTTGCAGCAGCGCCGTGAATTCGTCGATCCACTCGACGGCCAACTTCGAGGCGCTGTTCGTCTCGGGCGTATCGCCGCGCTTGATCGCGAAGAAGAAGGATTCCGCCGGCCTGCCGCTGTCAGGCGTGATGCCGGCACCCAGCTCTTGATAGTTCGCGCCGCGCGCGTTCGCGATCGTGCCGACGAGGCAGGCGCACTCGCCTTCGTAGACCGAGCCATCGACCTTGCCGGCAATGAGTGCCGCGCGCAGGGCTGCGACCTCCTTCGGCGCACGAAGCAGGATGTCGAAGACATCCGCCTTGACCGCGCTCAGGTTGGCGTCGCTCAGGTAGGCGCCGCTCAGGTTGGCGTCGCTCAGGTTGGCGCCGCTCAGGTTGGCGCCGCTCAGGTTGGCGTCGCTCAGGTTGGCGCCGCGCAGGTTGGCGCCGCGCAGGTTGGCGCCGCTCAGGTTGGCGCCGCCCAGGTTGGCGTCGCCCAGGTTGGCGCCGCCCAGGTTGGCGTCGCCCAG